TTTTATTAGCATTAGAAATTAATACATTGGGTGACATGCACTCAGCATAATCACTATTAGGTAAATTTAATAATTGTTTTCTAAAGTACCATTTGTTTCTTTCTTTATCGTCCCAATAATATGGTCTGCCAAATGGGTAATGAAATGAACCTGCACCTTTTTTATAGAAGTCTGTAAATTTAATTGATAACTTATAACTAGCGTCACAGTAAGGCATAAAGTCTTTGTCTTCAATGTTGAGATAATTTAACCAACCATTGATATGACCTAATGTACTTTCACCTACACCAACTGTAGATACATCTGGACTTTCTATTACAGTTATATTTTTATCAGGAAAGGTACGAATGAGTGTAGCTGCTGACATCCAGCCTGCACTACCACCACCCACAACTATAATATTTTTCATTGCATAAAGTATTCTAGTTTAGATACTTTTTTCTTCCTTGGTTTCTTTTCTTTTGGTTTATCAGGTGCTATCTCTACCATATTCTTTCTTAAAAAGTCAGCATATGCGTTTTGATATTCTGTATTATCTGCTTCTTGTGAAACTAACTCATCTAAACCAGACTTCATTATTAGTTTCTGTTTAATAATTGTTTGTTTCTTTTCTTTTTGGATTCTTCTTATAAATGCGTAGTATATTATTTGTGTAAAGTAAGCAAATGGATTATTTGATTTTGTTGGATCAAAGTTAGAAACATATTGTAAACAATTTTCTATACCATCAGATATCATATCTTCTTTATAAGTGTAATTAATGAAGTTTGGTCTATATGATAAATGATTAGCAATCTTTAGAAAACACTCACCAATGTAATCAGTTATTGGTGGTCTAGGTTTCTTTTTCTTTTCTGCCGCTATACACTTTAATTTATATTCTTTCATGGCAACTAAAAATTCTTTATTAGAGACATAATGCTCTTTCTTTTTAGGAACCTTGATTGGTTGTGTATTTTTCATATTATATTCCTTTTTAAAATATTACCCTATTATATCACAATCTAGTAAAAAAGTCAAGCTGTTATACTAGATTTTGTAGTAATAAATTATTTTCATTTTTTTTGGTTTAAGCGCTTGACAATTTGAACAAAATGGTATATAATAGGCATGTGCCTCCTTCAGAGATAGATTACCTTAGAGTTACCTTAGTGTACTGTCTTCTTACCCATTAAGTAGTCTTGTGTCTCGTCATACTCAACATCGCCCAATTGGTCTAACAATTTACCAAAAGCAGCGGCTCTGTGTTTCTTTATTTCTTCAGGCGATTGTCTTAGTTTTCCACTACGAATATTCATATAATACTCAGAAATATCATCTGTAGGAACTGCAAAACATAAAATATTATTTTTATGTATAGATATTACTTTATCTTTAGACTTGAATAACCAAGGTTTAATTGTCATCTTTTCTTCCATCATATAGTCTCCCAAAAAGTCATGTGGGTGTAACTGTATAATGTAAGGTTCTTCTAATCTTATAAAATCTGAGTTATCTTGTACCATTACTATGGCAACAAGTTGTTCACCTGAATTTAACTTTACTATTCTAGGTGTTGGTATCTTCTTAATAGTCTCTTTAGGGTTAGTAGTCACTTTACTTCCTTTCTTTGGAGTTCTCATATCAAGTCCACCGTGTGTATATCATAATCAAACTGTTGTTCATTGTAAATATTTATCCTTTCCAAAAAGTGCTGGATTGTAAAGTTCTTCTTTTCTTTATAAGTAAAATCGTCAGATATATCATACACTTTAGCAGTATCTTTCTGCTCACCTAATCTTAAACCACGACCTATAGATTGTAAAACTCTTATAGGTGATTTAGTAGGGCTACTAAAAATAATGTTGTGTAAGTTACGAATATTGATACCAGTGCTAAACGTCCCGTAAGAAGCGACAATAATCGTGTTGTCCAACTTTTCTGTGATTGCTCTAATTCTTTCTCTATCATTTGTTTCTGTTCCGCCGTAAACAAAAAATACTTTACGGTCTTTTGCTTTTGCCTTTATTTCCTCATGTAAAGGTTTTCCATGTTTTTCTACATACTGAAATAGAACTAGAGTATTACCTTTTTGGTCGATTGCCAGATTAGTTAAAAACTTATTTCTTCTTTCGTGTGTTACTATATAGTCAATCTCGTCTTGGAACTTAGCATTTTTTATTTGCATACATTCTTCTTTTGGATATTTTAAGACAATACATTCTATTTTTAAATCTGCTAATTGTTTCTTATCTATTAATTCTTTTGTAGTTGTAACATAGTGAACAGGTCCAAAGAGACCTTCTAATACTAACTTATGTACTTTACTATCATCTAGTGTACCAGTTGTACCTATTCTAAACTTGGCATTAATACAAGCTGCCATAATCTTTTGTAATTCTTTTGATTTGTATAAGTGTGCTTCATCACCTATTACACAATTAAACTGTTCAAAGTATTTCTTATCAAATGTTGCCAAAGATTGCCATGTAGATACTACTATCTTCTTATCTTCATCTATCTCATAACCATAATACTTTCTTTGTACATTTGTTTCTGCGTCATACCCATATGATATAAAGTCTTTATACATTTGTTCTACTAGTGATGTAGTTGGTACTACTAATAATATCTTTCCATCACTTTCTCTTATCATTCTAATAATACAATAGATGATTAGAGACTTACCTGAAGCAGTTGGCGATACTAATACAGTACGTTTATTATTGATTGCATGTTGCACCGCTCCTATTTGATATTCTCTTGGTTTGATGTTAGGTATAGATAAACCATCAATATACTTGGAAAAAAGATTGGTAGGATGGTTCACACCAATGGTTTCAGGTGCTTCGTGTGTGATTGTATGTGCGTTCCGGCGACAAAATTCGTTTATATACGGTAGTAACCCATAGTAAATTTTACCAGTTGCTTTACTAAACATTCTTATTTTACCGTCCCAACGTCTTGCTCTTACAGACGGCATAAAGCTGGCACCTGGTACTTGAAATGTAAAAAAATCAGATAAAGACTGTAACAGTCCTAAATCTTCACTTGTACACTTAATATAGGATTCGTTAAACTTTGTTATTTTTAATTCGCTCATTTAATTCTGCATATGAGATATTAGTCAAGTTTGGTATGTCTTTGAATTTATCAATAGGTTTACCTACATGTACATATTCATGTTGAGGATATTTCTTACATAATTTTTCAGTATGGTCTAACCAGTTCTTAGGTTTGATTGCACTTGCACTCTTACCTACATAACCTTTTGTACCTTTGTATATGTTATTGACTTGTTCAGTCTCACTATAATAATCATAACCTATTAGATATATCTTACTATCTTTATCAGACGCCATCAAAGCAATCAAAGTACCTGCATTAGTCTTTTCATAGTAATACTTACCAAGACCTTGTACTTTGTCTTTTCTCTTTGTCCATGTAATTAGATAACCTTCTTGGTCTTTAGATAGATATAGTTTTAAATCATCTTCATTCCAACCATTCTTTATTCTATCTTCTCTTAGTTTTGCCATTAAGTCTCTATTGTTTGCCCAACAAACAAAAAATTTCTTCTTTTCACCTTCCCATTCGTGTTCATCTAAATGAGTTAATTTAGGTTCTGCAATATCTTTACCTATAAACTTATCAACTGTTTCTCTTTTAAACAAGTTTTCATATACAGTTGCTGGGTTCTTTGACCATTGTCTTAGATAACATATATTTTCAAATGCGTAACCACTACGATATATCTCATGGCATATATTATAATCCATTGCAAGTAATATATCAGGTGTAAAATCTCTATACAGTCCGTTAGCACCATATATTTTACCATGTGGTCTTAATGTTTCTAAATCAAAGTCTTTACGACTTTCGCCATTACCAATGCAAAAAATCATATTATATTCCGCCTTCCGTAAATTTTTTCCAATCTATTGCGTTCTTTATCTGAAAACCACGATTAGATATTTGTTTAAGTATATTCTCTAGGTAACTGTTTACTACATTTAAGTAATCTACCTTTTGTTTTTGTTTAATAATTTCTTCATCAGCGTCAATAAATGTACCTACATCTTGTCGTAATACTTTTAATTCAAAGTTATTATCTTTGTATGCCTCTGGTTCTGCTTTACCTAAGTAAAACAACCATTTGCTTTTGTATAGTTGTGAGTATTCACTTTTTGCTTTTGTTAACATAAGTGAGTATGTGGAAAAGTGTTTAAGGTATTTGGCGTGTAAGATTGGTGTTGCTAAACTTTCTCTATCTAGTTCAGTATCGTCTATCTTTAAATCTTTTTCTGCTTGTGTTTGTAGTTCTTCTAAGTTCATAGTAAAATTGCTCCAATAATAAAACCTAAACTAAACATAATTTTATGTGGGTGGTCAATCCACAATATTTCTAGTTTAAATCTCAATTCATTTATATATTTCATCATAAT